ATGACCGCCAGCAGGACTATGGCCAACGTGCAGACTACGATCATGTAGATCAACGGGACAACGGGCGGCGTGGACATCAGGGGAAATTACCCCCAACCGGGTTCGGGAAGCCTACAGGAGCCGCAGTACCAATAGTAGCACCAGCCGGGACGGTGGTCGATGTCCACGGGCTCTCGTTCATGGGGCCTACGCAGTCGGCCAAGGTCGCGCCGTTTACTGGCTTGGGGCGTACTGTGCAGGGCATGGACCACATGTTGGAGAAGCCGCCACCCGGCTTAGATGTGCTGGTAAAGGTGCGGACCACGACGGCGGTGGGTGCCCACGTCGGAGCGACGGGGTAGGTTGTGGCGTTACTGAACAAGGACCAGACCTTGCCCTTGGGGGCCTTACAGGAGCCGTTCATCAGGCTCAGGTCGGCAATGCTGGCACCCTTGAGGATTGGGCAGACCGAGACGCCCATGGGGAAAACCTTACCGTTCACCGTCACGGTCTTACCGGGTACCGCCACCGTCGCACTGGAGGCGCAGAGGGCATAGGGGGTGTGGCAGATGGCAAGGGATGGGGAGGCGTCAGCCGGGGTTGCGGCGAACAGGGCGAGGACGATCAGGGTCTTTTTCATGGTGTCTCCGGGGCGACGTAGAAGCTATAGGGGAACCTCGACTTGATACCTTCAGCAATATTTATAAGCTGCTGCGTCGTTATTGGCGTACCATCAGCGTTGGTATCTCCTCGCAGCATTTTCATGGCGAGCGGATCAAGTTCAATCCTGTATCTAACTGCGCGAAAGTTTGCTTGCGTTTGGTTAAATGTAATGGTTGGCAGCGCATCAGGCGTATCAGACATTTCTTTCTCCTATTAAGCGGTATAAGTACCGGTCACAGTGAATTTTACGACACTATAATTGCCATCTGTTGTCACGGTGGGCGAACCAGTTGTCGTGCCAGTGTACTGCGTGGTCAGGATGCGAAGGATTGCAACGCCTGATCCACCAGAGCCACCGCTACCGCTATTGCCACCGCCACCACCGCCGCCGCCAGTATTGGCCGTACCAGCCGTACCTGTGCCATATTGTGACCCGGAACCAGCACCGCCGCCGCCAGCGCCGCCAACACCACCTGCCGCGCCACCATTAGCTACGCCGACATTGCCTGCTCCGCCGCCGCCGCCATATGTAACAGACGACCCGGTAATAGATGATGCAACGCCAGCGCCACCAGCGGGGCTTGTAGCTGATCCTGAGGTTCCAGTACTGCCAGCGGCACTAGCACCGCCACCGCTACCGCTACTAGCTGCCCCTGTACCGCCATAGCCGCCAGCGTAACCACGACCAAGCGGTTGACCGCCGTTCGTTGGATAAGTGGTATCTGTCCCGCCGCCGCCGCCGCTACCACCAGCGCCACCCGGCGATGATGGACCCCAGCCAAAGTTATCATGCAGCACTCCGGCTTGACCGAAACCGCCGCCGATAGCAGTAACGAGATTACTAAAATACGAGGCACCGCCATTTTGGCCGGGACAACCATTGCTACCGCCGCTACCGCCAGAACCAACGCCAACACTGTAAACAGTACCAGCAATAAGATTAGCAGTGAATGGCACAACGTCACCAGCGCCGCCGCCGCCGCCACGCATACCGCCGCCGCCGCCGCCGCCGCCAACAACGAGACCCGTGATAGAATAACTAACAAGCTGGCCAAGGCGGGTGGTTAGATTTGCGGTCATTATTTAGTCTCCAGCGTGGTTAACAAGGATCGAGAAGTTGCGGATGATGGTCATGGGTTAGCCTGCGGGAGTGAAGCTAATGGAAGGTGGATTAGCCATAAGGTCATAACTTGCTGCCGCAGAAGCCTCGGCGGCGGCGGCGTCGGAACCCATAACTACCTTTGCCCAAGAAAGAAGATCGGCGGTAGTAACAAGGTTTTGCGCCACAAAGGTATTCGCGTCCGGCGCAGCCAGTTGAACAGTTCCAGTTTCCACGCCCTTCGGCGGGGGCGGCAGGATTTGAATAATCGGATGACCTTCGTCGCTAACTTTTAACGGATCAACTACAGTCACGCGCCAGCTTACCGACACAACAACACCCGTCAGGCCATTAACCGGGAGGGTGGAAACTTGAGCATCATCAATGCTCCAAACTGGGAGTGGTGTTGTCATATGTTTTTCTCTTTAACCGGGAGGGTGGAAACTTGAGCATCATCAATGCTCCAAACTGGGAGTGGTGTTGTCATATGTTTTTCTCTTTAACCGCAACCCGTGCCTGTCCACATTATTGCCAGATTGGCTGCATTACTGTCATTATTTGTAAGTACAAAGTTTCCGTTAGTGTAAGTGAGCCCCATCGACATACTGCTACTCCCGCTGCCACTAATAACGTCGTCATTATCTATCGTGGAGCCTCTGGCAACCATCCTGTAACAATTTTGGGTTCTCGCATTGGCGTTTGACGTTCTGACAGAACAAATTACCAAATCACCCGCCCATGAGCCGCCGCCCGTCTCTGTGTCCAACGAAATGGAGCCACCGGGCGCGACACCACCAGTTTGTATGGCTTTCACCATTTGAACGCCTGAGACGTAAAGATAAAGCGCACCGCCTGATATTGTGGCGTTGCTGCTAATAGCCGCCTTGCCTGTGACCGCCAAAGCGTTAGCGCCCAGCGTGGCTCCGCCGATTGCCAAGGATGTGGCAGTCGCAACACCAAGGGCTGGCGTTACCAGCGTGGGGCTGGTGTCCAGCACCATCTTGCCAGTTCCGGTGACGTTGTTTGTGAGAGTGACGCCGCCGTAGGTAAGAGCGTTGTTTAAAAGGGTGGTTCCAGTCACAGCCAGAGCATTGCTGCCGATGGTCGCGCCACCAAGCGCCAGAGACGTACCAGTACCGATGCCGATGTTGGTATTGGTGACGCTCCAGATTGCCCATGCGATCGTTTCTACAATATCGCCAGCGTTGCAAGCCGTTCCAAGCACAACCGTTGTTCCGGTTGTGGCAGTGTATTCCGATGTCGAGAGTTTGGAGCCGTTATAGAAAACATCCAAATAACCGACAGTGTACGTTACCGAGAAAGAAGTCTGCCCTGCTGTGGCCGTAAAAGATGTTTTGGTATAAACAGCACCATTAGACCAAGTCGGTGCGCCAGCACCACCGGACAGAAGAATCTGACCAGCTGTGCCAACTGCGCTAACGCCAATCGCAGTACCAGTACCGTAAACCACACCACCATTGGTGGGGGTGGGGTTAGTCAACATCGTGGCTATTTCAGCCGGATACGTCACGAAAACGTTAGTAGTACCGCCGCTAAGAGTAATCTTTGTCGTACCGCCAGCACTGGATGCATACACTGTATCGCGCGAAAGCGTAGTGCCCGATGCAGTATAGGTACCGATACCAACTTCCCAGTTGCTACCATCCACGAGCGTGTAGTACGTCGTGTTGCCATTACCTATAGCCGAAAACGACTGGTAACCAGTAACGCTACCCGAGAGAGTAACGGTACCAGTACCAGCAGTAGTCGTCGTCTGTTGTACGCGATCTGCGACTACAAGAGCCATTAGGAAATCCTAATAATAGCCGTTGTATTAGTGGCTGACGGGAAAATAATAGAGAAGTCGCCGTTGCTGGCAGTCTTGTCCGCACCAAAATCCAGAATACACACCGCAGCGTTCGTCAGCGTAGTATTGGCGTTGCTGTTAGACTTGGGTGTGGTGTTGTAGATAAGCGCACCACGAGCCGTGAACGACGCGTTCGAAAAAGTAAGGGTGCTGAAGTTCGTATACCCCGTACCCGCCGAAGAACTGGTATCAACCGTAGTAACACCAAGATTAGTCAGCGCGTTGCCACCGGCAGTATAGTTCGTACCGGAAGTCGACACCTCGTTAGAGGATGTGTACGCCGTAGTATTGGCGTCGATAGCAGCCGACGAAGTATACAGCGCCAGCTTAAATGTGCTGGCACCGGTCTGACCGGCAGGACGAAAATCGTGTACGGCCAACATAAGCTCAGCCTTGAAGCTAGAGCACATAGCTTGCGTAATTGCCATTGTAGTTCTCCTTAAGTATCCAGAATTTTAACCAGCTCGGGATAGCCTGCTTTCTGGAACTTGCTAACCAGAGTAACGTTATGAGACCGAACGGCCTCATTCATGTAATACACCAACACCGCACGGATATTATCCTTGAAAGCTTCTGCCTGTTCCCTGATAGCGGGGTGCGCGTTGCTACCCACATGCACAATCTTATCCAGTGCGCGTTCGGCAATCTCCTCAGGCGTAAACCCGCGATTATACGTGGTCTGCACCATCACATTGCCAACATCGACACCAAAAACCAAAGACATATCGCTCATTTAACGGGGTACCTAACCTGTTGCGTGCGGTACATATCCTGTCGATTCTTCCCTTCACCCAATTCCTTTAGTTGGGCTAAGGCTTCATCATACCGCTTTTGGTAGACGCTCATAGTATCGGCTTCGGACTTCATGAAAGCCCCCGCTTCCAGAAGCGAGCCGTAGAGAAGAACAGAATCAAAGTTGTCGCCCAGCCATGATGTACCCGCTTCAACGATAGACGGCGGATAGTAAAAATAATGGAGTTCCACCAAGTAATTGGAATCCGGCGTAGGACCTAAGATGTATGAATTCTGATCGAACATGGCATAGTGGGTGGGCTTGCCAGTGGTCGCCGGATACGGAAACGCTTCGCGGATGAAGTTAACGTCCTTATTCAGTAGGTAATCATAGCCACCAGTAACCGGGTCAATTACTGCAAGTGAATAGTTAGCAAGCCAGTCCGTAGGCACCGTAAGGTACATATTAGAAGCCGTGGCGTTGCCGGTCACATTCTTGCGCAGGTCCAGTAACTGCACCGTGTTGTAGATGCGCTGTTCAGCTTCCTGAATGAACGTGTTGATCTGCTGGGTAGACGTAAGTCCACCCGTCCCCGAACTATTGGGGAAATCGTTTTCAGTATAAGCCTGAATAGTACCTACAAGCGTAGTGTAGTTCACGGGCTACCCCAGTTTGCTGCTGCTTTTAGTACCCTTGGTAGCCGCACCCGTACCACGAGTTTTTTGGGTCTGGGTACTAGCTGTATTATTCGGATAACCACTATTACCGTTAATCGGTACCGACTTAGGGTCCCGGTAAATTTTCTCAGCCATCTTAAATCCCCATCTTACGAACAGGCCGCATGTGCTTGCGCTGGTTCATGACTTTCGCCATACCACGGCCCACAGCCTTCATCTGCGCACCAGTTTTACCACCCTTAGCAAACTTTGTCAGCGGCTTGCCGGGATGGTCGTGCCGTTCATGCTTATGGATCATGGCCTTAATCATGGCCTTATCCTGCTTGATATCGCTCTTTGAAGATTCCTTAGCCACTATAACTCTCCTTAAGTTTGCACGGTCACTGTACCTACCTGACCTTGTGCGACCAGATCATTCACAAGGCCAGACAAATTCAACGGGTTGTTCAACCCGACGGGGTCCCAGCCCCACTGTATAACACGACTACCACCAGACGGTGTACCAAAAGATAGCTCCGCA